ATTTGCCGCGTCTGATGCAAAGCGTTGTTGATAACCCATTTGCGTTCGTTGTTGTGCTAATAATATTGGTTGTTTCATTGCTTGGTCAGGTATTCTTATACCTGCCATCAATGTATCGATAATATAATCATCATCATGGCCTTGAAACATGCTTCGTGCTCTAGCAAAAGCTTGTGTCTTTTTAGCCATTTCAATATTTGATAATGATACTGTAATACCATCATCTGCTAATTCAGTCCAAATTTCTTGACCCCAATTTACTTCAGTTCCATTTGTGCCAGTCGGAAGAAAATTAGGTGTTGCATTTGGATATCTATAATAATTGCCACTATCAACGTTTTGTGAATACATTTTTGAATGTAATGGCATATTTGCAGATACAACATTTAATGCAACTTCGCCGTCAATTATTGCCTGATCAAAATCTGGAACAATGTGTGCCATTGTTGTGTGGTTCCAAAATGCTTGTGCCAATGAAGTATCTGTCATTGTTCGCATTGTTAAACTTGATGAACGCTCTTTGCGTCTAAAGTTTACAACAGTGTTATATGCCTCGATGTAATCGCGGTTGACTGTTGCTGAACCTTGTGCGTGCATACCTAAGGTTTTATAAAACTCATTGTCAGCTTGGCTAAATGTATGTGTTTCAATAAATGGGATTGGCGTTTCGCCATCCTCACGTGGTACGCCTTGGTATGACCTGTTTAAATCGTCCATTCCATTAAAACGATCAAATGCTAACTTAGGAACTAAGTGTGCATTTACAGTCACGTTTACTCCGTTAAATAACGTTTCGGCAGTTTCCATCATTTCCACTGCGATTTGCATTCTTGATCGCTTTACACCGTCTTCGCGGAGTAGTGGTATACATGCAACTGGGATGATTTTGCCCGCGTTGCCTGATGTAATAACTGTCTTTTGATCTATCCTTGTTGATCGCTTTGGAGTCAACGGTGTAGTCAAAAGATTATTTTGATTCATTCCATTCATTTTTTAACTTTCCTTTTTAGTTTATATTGCTTTCGGCAATTCTTGCATTTGCATGGTTTTTTCTTTTTCATTGTGCTTGATGTTTTAAAAATTTATCAATTATCATTGGTATTGGTATATTTTCACGTTTATAATTATCTCTAACTCTTTCATGAAAAGGTTTAAGAAAATGATCTGGTGAATTTATTGATGTTGATGATGAATTATCCCAATCAGCACCAATATCTTTTGTAATTGGTTGTTTATTAACAACTTGACCGCCTAATTGTTTTAGCCAATCAACCAAATCGCCGCCTGCGGCAAAACCTAAATGTATGCCGCCAGAAGACATAATTTCACTACGTGAACCTTCAAAAGCTTGTAAATTTAAACTTTTAAATATTTTGCCTGTTACTGGATCTTTATACATTGCTCCTAAATTAATTTTTGGCATAGCAAATGGATCTAAATCTTTTAGATTTTTTGCTATTTCTGATTTTAATAAATCTGTTTCTAATCCCAATTGTAATTTTTGAGTACGACCATTTTGAAAACTTTGATATCCGCTAAATGCATCTGACATTATATCGGTAAAGTTTCTTGTAGGCATTGAAGATAGTAGGGGTGCTACATATCTTGTTGTTGTGCCAGTTATATTACCACCTGTTGCACGTAATGCTGTTAAAGGATTAAATCCTGCATTTGTTGCATCTTTAATAGTGCTATTAAAGTCTACTTTTTGTGTGGTAACTACTGGTCGACTTGCGTTTTGAGCCGCTATTTGAGCAATGCGGTTTTGTTCATTTATTTGTGCTTGTTGCGCTTTTCTTGCTTTCTTGCCGTCTAGTACTCCGCCAATTAATGCGCCGCCGATTGCTAATGGTGCGCTAAATAACCCACCAACCAAGCCGCCGATTGAACTAAAAAATCCCATTATATTACCCCCATTAATGGAGCAAATAATGCTATTCCTAATATTATGCCTGCTATTGCATGCATTATTGTTTGTTTAATCATTTTACATACCTCCTAGAAAGGAGGTCGATGCCGACGCCGCTTGCGACTGTTATTCCAATGATTATGCTATCGACTTGCGCGCTAGCTATACCTAAACCCGCAAGATATGCGCCTAATAAGGTACCACATCTAGTGATGATAGGTTTTAGTATTTGTTTAATTAATAGAAATTGCAACTTTTACTCCTCTTTGTTAAGAG